CTTCAACTGAATTAGTTGGTGCAGCAAACGTAGTATTTTCTGTTGTTAAATGATATGCGTTTGGTTTAGCTTGAACGTCCCAAGCGACTGCGTTTGATGATGATGTTAATGCTTGTTGTGGAATGTAAGCAAGATCATTGAATTTAATATATCCACTTCCCTTTGCAGTTATTTCTAAACCTACATTTGTATCTCCACCTGCCGCAGATAAAGATGGATTATTACTTGTGGCACTATTTGTTACTTCTAAATGATTTACTGCCGCTGATGTTGTTTGAAATATTAATTGTTCGTTATTGTTTTCATCTAATATTCCATGAGCATCATCTATTCCAATATTTTGTGAATTTGTATCTAAATTTCCACCTAACTGTGGAGAGGTGTCATTTGAAAGGTCTGTAACTCCTGTTGCTATATCAGCAGCGGCGATTGTACCGTTAGTGATTTTATCAGTTGTAACACTACTATTTGTAATTCCATTTGTAGTTATTTTAGTTAAAGCCATTTGTTATTCCTTATGGTTTAGTTGGCCAGCTGATATTATTACATTTATCAACTGTGTCAACACCATTTGTTATATCTCTTAAATTTTGTCTATATGTAGTCATATCTGAAGCCATTGTATTATCAGACATTCCGTGAAAATCTGTTTCCGCTAAAAGTCTATTTCTTTTACTTCTAACATCTGCAATCGCTCTATCAAAAGCACCATTCGCCCAAGCTGTTTCTTCAGCGTCTCTAGCCGCCTCTTCTTCAGCCGTGAATTGTACTTGATTTCCGTTTATATTATGGTATCTTGGCATTGTCTTAAATTCCCTTTATACTATTTATAATTATATTTATACTCATTTTCTATGCAATTCCATATAAACAAATATCTCCGTTAAAATTTCCAGTTGATCCTTGAAATCTTACTTCATCAATAGCCGCTGTAGTGTTGAAATATCCAGCAACACGAACAGTTGTACAATAGTCATCACTTTCAGCGTCATTAAATTCAGATATAAAATGCTTGACAAATGTGGTGTTGCTCGGATTAAATAAATGTAAGTATCCAACTTGCGATCTTTCAGTACTAGCATCAGCTGGTCCAGCACTAGAAAGATTTTGAAAAGCTGTACCTTGTGCTTGGTCATAACTTGTAGAGCCATAAGCTAATCTAGTAAAAGTACCAGCATGATTATGTTGAGAATGAAAAAGTGTTGTAGTCATTGTTTCATTAAAATCAGCACCACCAACAGCATTTGCTTGAAATTGAAATCTAGCACTATCGGTATTCATGTGAATATCTTTAAATGTAAATAGATATTCTTTATAGGTATTATCTAAAACAACACCACTTGCGCCATTATGAAAAGTTAAAGTTGTAGAACTAGAAGCTGTTAACTTTTTAATAAATACCATAGAACTACCAAAACCAGAAGCCATAGAGCCTGCGTCAAATACTGTTGTTCCGTTACTAATTAATGCCATTATAATACTCCATAAAGCTTGATTGTGCCAGAATCTATGTTGCCACTAGAAAATTTAAAACTAATTTCATCAATAGCACTTGTTGTATTGATATATCCAGCAACATAACTTATTTGAGATTGGTCTGAATCTCTATAATTTTGAACTGTTGAAATAAAATGTTTAACAAAATTTGTAGATGATGGATTAAATAATTGCAATGTTCCAGTACAACTAACATCATTATCTGTACCAGCAGAAACAGATATATTTTGATAAGCTGTACCATTTGCTTGGTCATTATCAGCTTTATATCTCATAAGTGCTTCACTATCATTTTCATTATGTTTTGCTTCAAAAAAAGTGCTTGTAATAGTTTCATTAAAACCACTTCCACCACTAGCATTAGCCTGAAATTCAAAATTTGAATATTGTGCAGACGCATGAATATTAATAAACTTAAACACATACTCATCATAGGTGCTATCAATACCAGATGTAAAAGATATTGTAGCTGAACTTGATGCAGTTTGTGTGGATAATAAAGTCATAGCGCCTTTAGCAACACTTCCACCTAAAGCGCCAGCATCTATAATAGTTGTTCCGTTAGATATTACTGCCATTTAACTATCCTTAATTCCATAGAGTTTGATTTTGCCACTATCTATGTTGTTAGAAGCCATTTTAAATTGTATTGCATCAATAGCTGATGTGGTATTAAAATATCCAGCCATAAAACACTCAATTGAATAATCTCCTGCGTGACTAAAATTAGTGGTTCCTATGAAATGCTTTATTAAAGTAGTTGAGCTCGGATTAAAGAGAAGCAAGCTTCCACTTAATGACTGATCATTATCTGCACCTAGATCAGCATCCAAATTTAATTGTTGAAAATTTGTACTTTGTGCTAAATCATTTTGACCATCATAAGATACACCATTAGAATTATCAGCTTCTGCGTGAAAAGCTTTAAAGAAAGTAGATGTGATAGTTATACCATAACTACTTCCAGTATCTGTGGAACCTTGAAATAGAAAACGATTACTGTCTGAAGACGGATGCACGTTAATAAAATTAAACTTATAAATTGGGTAAGTATTATCTAATACCACACTTGAAGCTCCATCTACAAATGATATTGTAGAATCAGAACTAGCTGTTATTGATTTGATAAGTACCTGTGAGCCTAAACTAGCATTAAAAGCACCAGCATTTGCTATAGTCGTACCATTAGAGATTATCGCCATTAAATCTCCTCTAGCTTAAACTTATATTTTTTACCTGAATTTCTATTAATTAAAAAGAGATCGTCTGATCCCTCTTGTATAGTCCAACTACCTTTTGATCCATCAACTTCATTTCCTGCGTCTTTACCTGTGTTAGTTAAATTTAAGTCACCAGTGTATATGTCTCGCCATACAAACGAAGTTGCGCCCAAATCAAATGCATCATTTGTACTAGGTATTAACGAACCTGCTATTTTATTACTGTTAGGGTCTAAATTGCCACCAAGTTGCGGTGTTGTGTCACCTACTAAATCTGTTACTACAGCCACAAAAGAGTTATCACCTCTTAAAAAAGTAGATGATGATTTTGTTCCTGTAGCAGATAATTTACCAAGTGTTATTGTACTGTCAGCAATTTTTGCTGCTGTGATTGTACTATCTGCAATATCAGAGGCTACGACAGTTCCGTCTTGTATTGATGCTGCGTTGATTTTACTTATTGCCATAATTGTTCTTTCCTTTAATATTTATACTATTTATTCATCACTATCAGTTGATGTGTTATATTTTTTACCATCTGTAAATTGTTGTATATTTGTTGTAAATCCAAAATCATCATCTGCGTCAGCTGATGTTGGATTAGGTGTGATAGTAATTCTTACTTCTCTAGCTTTATTAGTTGTATCCGTATCCATGTAAGCATCTGATTGTACTGTTTTAACAACTTTTTGAGTTGACGCAGGGCCAAATAGATAAGTCTTCGCAGTAAATCCTAATGTATATATTACTGCTCTTCTTTGTGAAAAGTCACCTGAATATGTGTCTTCATAATTTACACTATTTAAAACAATAGGTATATCTCTCTTTATATCTAACTCTGGTATCGCATTTACAGTCACAGTAAAGTCAGGTTGAAAGAAAGGTAATATTTGTTCTATAATTTGTAAACCTGCCTCAGCACTTGCTGTAAAAGAATATAGATTATAAGATATATTATAAGGTACAGGAACATAATTAAAGTTTAATACTTTACCATCTGTACCAGTTTTAACGTGTTTGAATTTTTGTACTCTTGTTAGTTTTCTACTAGAATCATATTGTATACCTGTAATCTCAAAACTCATACGAGGTAGAGTTATCGCAAATTCTCTTTCTTGTAAATTTGGTTGTGCATCTAGTCTAGCTAAAAACTTTTCTTTTGGCGCATAAGCTAATGGTACTTTTATTGATTGAGTAATATTACCATTACTATCTCGTCTTTTTATTTGTATGTTATTAAAGATTTGACCAAACCCTATGGTCATTCTTCTCATACTCTCATTGTAAAAATATGTTCCAAACATCTAAAAATCCACTTCTCCAAAAGGGTTACGTTCTGTAAAATCTAGTATATCATCTGTTGTTGATGATGTATCAAAACCAGCTTGTGCATCTAAATCATTATTTTGAGCATAATTAGATTGCGTTTGTA